TAACCCTCTTGGAAATGTCTCCCAAGATGAACCAACATTTACAGACTTGGAACCATCAAAGGCAGGAAATAGTGGTGACGGATATATTTGGAAGTATCTTTTCACTGTTTCACCTAGTGATATTATTAAATTTGACTCAACTGAATTTATTACTGTCCCAAATGATTGGTCAACTAGCACAGATTCTCAAATTAGAGCAGTAAGAGAAAATGGTGATTCTTCTGTAAATGAAAATCAAATTAAACATGTTTTTATAGAAAAAGCTGGTAGTGGATATGCAAATGGATTAAGTCAAGAGGTTGATATAATAGGTGATGGAACTGGAGCAAAAGCAAGGGTAGATGTTGTCAATGGTTCAATAACAGATGTTACTGTTAGTGCAGGTGGTAAAGGGTATAGTTATGCATTAGTGGATCTAGGTACATTAAACAGTAATGTTGGAACATTACAAAAAGCAAAATTAATTCCAATAATTCCTCCTAAATTGGGACATGGTAATGATGTTTATACGGAGTTGGGAACTGATAGAGTTATAGTATATGCTAGATTTGATGATTCAACAAAAGATTTTCCAATAGATACTAAATTTTCACAAGTAGGTATTGTTAAAAATCCAACAAAAGTAGGAACTGCTGTAACCTTTACTAATAATACTTATTCTTCACTACAAGCAGTAAAATTCAGCACAGTTAGTAATACTCCTGAAGTAGGTGAGGAGATAAGACAAGTATTAGCAACTGCACCTAATATTGGTAAAGTTGCAACAGGATTCGTAGCCTCTTACGATGTAGAGACAAAGGTTTTAAAATATTTTAAAGATAGGTCACTACAATTTAATAGGACAACCTACGATCATACTGATTATGCTGGTATTTCTACAAGCGGTAGAATTTATGAAATTGAGACAGGGACTGGTGCAAATAATATTGAAGGTACGAGTTCTACGTTTAACGGTTCCATAGATATTAATTTTTCAGGAATAACAACCAATCCAACTGGTAATAAATTAATTAATTTGGGAACCAACTTTGTCTCAGGGTTATCTGATTCTGAGATAAATAAAGGGTCAGGTGAAATAGTTTACTTAGATAATCGTCCTCTTATTGTGAGGAACTCTCGTCAAAAAGAAGACATAAAAATTATACTGGAATTCTAAAAAATGCCACAGAAGACTAACTTAAATATATCACCTTACTATGATGATTTTAATAAGGACGATAATTTTTACAAAATTCTATTTAAACCAGGTTATCCTGTACAAGCAAGAGAATTAACTGGTTTACAATCTCTTTTACAGAATCAGGTAGAGGCATTTGGTAAGCATATTTTTAAAGAAGGTTCAATGGTTATACCTGGTGGTATTGAGTATGACCCTACCTACTTTTCAGCAAAAGTCAATTCAACACATTTAGGAATAGATGTATCTGTATATTTAAATAATTTAATATCTAATAATGATGGAAAGGGAACAAGAGTAAGAGGACAAAATTCAGGAATAGTAGCTACAATAAAAAATTTCATTCTTCCTCCAGATGAGGGTGTTGATGATATTACTATTTTTATAAAATATAATCAATCTGGTAATAGTGGTGAGAGCACTGGTTTTCCTGATGGTGAAGTTTTAATATTAGAAGACAGTTTAACTTATGGTAATACAACTTTAAATGTTGAAGAAACTGTGTTGACTTTAGTTTCTGAAAATGCAACTGCAACTGGTTCTGCTTTTGGTGTAAATAAAGGTGTTTATTTCTTACGTGGATTATTTGTCGATGTTCCAACATCTTCAATCATACTAGAACCATATTCAAATAATCCCTCATATAGAGTTGGTTTTCAAATTATAGAGGAAGTTATTAATGCTAACGATGATTCTTCTCTATATGACAATGCAAAAGGATTTACTAATTTCGCTGCTCCAGGCGCAGATAGATTTAAAATAAGCGTTAAATTAGCTAAAAAAAGTTTACAAGATTATGATGACACTAATTTTGTTGAATTATTCAGAACCACTGAGGGAGAAACTAAAAAACTACAAGACCAAACAGTCTATTCAGAATTAAAAAAATATTTTGCGAAAAGAACTTATGATGAGTCAGGTAATTACTCAGTAGAACCATTTAGAGTTAATACACAAAATTCTTTGAATGACGAAATAAATTCAGGTGGTTTATATACGTCAAATCAAAAAACTGATAAAGGAAATGATCCCTCTGATGATTTAATGTGTGTTAAGTTATCTCCAGGTAAAGCGTATGTTAAAGGTTTTGATGTTTATTTACCAGGAACAACTGTAGTTGACGTAGAAAAACCAAGAGACACTAAAACTGTCAAAGCTGCATCCATACCATTTAGTATGGGTAGTGTAATCAAGGTCAATAATGTTTCAGGATCTCCATTTATAAACATAGGTGGAGATGTAAGTAATGTTGTAGAACTTAGAAATGCAAGAAAAGGCACTACTGCACATGTAGGTGCAGGTCTTACAGTTGGAGAAGCAAGAGTATATTCTTTTGGTGCTGACGCATCTTATTCTGGTGCCACAACTGATTGGGATTTGCATTTATATGATATTCAAACATTCACTACTTTAAAAGTTTCTTCTCTAACTAATTCTACTGGAAAAATTAAAGGGACAAGAGTTAGAGGATTAGCTAGTGGTGCAATTGGATATCTTGCTTATCAGGCTAATTCTACTGGAACAAATGAATTAACTCTATCACAAACCACTGGATCTTTTATTGCTGGAGAGCAAATTATATTTAACGAAAGAACTTCAACTGAAAGTGTATCTATCAAGTCAATAATAAAATATACTACAGATGATATTAAATCAATACGTCAAAATACCTTTGGAACAACTGGAATATCAACTTTTAATGCTGATACAGTTCTATATGACCGTGTTCTTCCTAATTTTTCATTGACAGATGAAATTAATATAGTCGGCACTGCTGCAAGTGTATCTAATAGAAGTTTCAGTGGTGTTGGTATTAATACAGGTTCAATAATATCTTATAATAAAGGAAATTATGAAGATGTAACTTATAACACTATAAGTAATATTTCATCAACAGGTAAAGTTTTAACTCTTGCTGCCACTACACCTGTAGTTGGTGTTAATACAGGAACAGTCACAGCAACCACATCTTCTTTTAGAATAAAAGTTCCTAGAGTCTTAAATCTTGAAAATTCAGGTATATTTGCAAAACTACCTAGAAATGTAATTTCAAATGTAGATACATCTAATTCTAATTTAACAATTAGTAGACAAATAAGAAATCAGAACGTTGCTAGTAATTCTCTATCACTAAATTCACAGGCAGGATTGGATGCATCAGTAGGAATTACAAGTGCTTTCTTTGAACCATTTGACTCCGAAAAATATTCTATTACATATCAAGATGGAACAATTGAAACTCTTACATCAGATCAAGTTACAATAACAAACGGTGGAAATGATATAAGTTTTACTGGATTATCTAAATCTACAGCAAGTTCAGTAACCGTTAATGTAACTTTGAAAAAAGAAGGAGCATCTAGTAAATCCAAAGATTATGTTAGAAGTCAACAACTAGAAATTACTCGTACTTCAGGAGTCAATACTCTTAATGGATTGGGTCAACATGATGCTTATGGTGTTAGAGTTGAAGATAAAGAAATATCTCTTAATGTTCCTGATGTAAGCAAAATTATTGCAGTTTATGAATCAAAAAACAACCTTAAACCAACTTTAGATGGACTAACATTTGTTTCTGGATTATCATTAAATACGAATGCAATAATTGGTGAAAAAATAATTGGTAAAGATAGTAGAGCGATAGGTCAAATTGTTGCTAGACCAAGTGCAACTGAAATTTCGTTCGTATACCTGAATGCAAATAAATTTGTTACTGGTGAGGTCATAAATTTTGAAGAATCATCTATAGAATCAACATTACAAGGAGTTACAATTGGAAACTTTATTGATAGAACTGAAAATTATAATTTAGACAAGGGACATAAAATACAATATTGCGACTATTCTAAAATTGTTAGAAAAGCAAAAACAGCAGTACCTTCTAGAAAACTATTAATAATATTTGATCAATATCAAGTAGCAAGTGGTAATACTGGAGATTTCTTCTCTGTAAATTCTTACACTAAAGATAGATACACAAATGATATTCCTTCAATTGGTCTTCTTAGAACTACTGATATAATTGACTTTAGACCAAGAGTAAGTCCATTTACAGTTGGTAATGGTTCAAACTCTCCATTTGCATTTTCAAGTCGAACTTTTGAATCTACAAATCCTTTTGTTGTAACACCAAACGAGAGTTCAATTTTAGGATATAGTTATTACTTAGGAAGAGTCGATAAATTAGTAATTAATCAATATGAAGAGGTTAAATTAGTAAAGGGTGAATCTTCAGACATTCCTGTCCCTCCAACTGAGGTTGGTAATTCAATGGAAATAGCAACTATATCGTTGCCTCCTTATCTATTTGATACTGTTAGAGGACCTAATGTTAGGTTACAAGATAATAAGAGATTTACAATGAGAGATATTGGTGCACTGGAAAAAAGAATTGAAAACTTAGAAGTAACAACCTCTTTAAGTGCACTAGAAGTCAACACTCAGTCTTTTGAGGTAAGAGATGCTGATGGTCTCAATCGATTTAAAACTGGATTTGTTGTTAATAGTTTCTCTGATAGAAACTTCATTGATTTTACACCTGAAAGAGGTTCTCGTTGCGATGTTGATGTTATCAATCAAGAATTAATAAGTGCTGTTGATTTTTGGTCAATAAATCCAGAGTTAGCTTTAAATCCTAGTATTGATATAGATGCTGCAGATTTAAATTCTAATCTACAATTATTAGATACAAATTGTAAAAAAACTGGTGATTTAATTACGTTAGATTATACTGAAGTTGATTGGTTAGAGCAACCTCAAGCAACTGAAGTTGAAAATGTTAATCCTTTTAATGTAATTGTATTCATGGGTGGTATTATTTTAGATCCACCTTCAGACAACTGGACAAGGACTATTTACGTTAATAATAATAGAACTGAGTCTTCAGGTGCTAGATGGGTTGAACAGGCTAATGATGAATTAATTGGAACTGTAAACGAATCTCCTCTAGAAGCAACTGATGGTACTTTGTTCGTAAAAGATATTCAAGATCCAGATTACAATCATTACAGAAGAAGAATAAGAATTGTTAAAAAACTAGTTGCTTCAACTCAAGAATTTAGAAGAACATTTACAAATGCTTTAGAAGGTCCTAGTCATGAGTTTGATTACGTTGAAAGCGTAAAAGTTACTTCTGCAGTTGATCCTTTCATGCGTTCTAGAAACGTATTCTTTAATGCAAATGGATTAAGACCTTTAACAAAACATTTTCATTACCTTGATAATGGAATTCCTGATATTGTTCCAAAATTAGTTGAAATTAATATGGATTCTGGTACTTTTAATGTATTTGAAAATGCTAAGATAGAGGTTAATGGTGAGCAAATCGGATTTGTTAGAATACAAAAACCAAATCATAAATTTGGTGATACTTCAAGACCAGATGTAGGTGCAGGTTTAGGATCCCCATCAGTTCTAGTTGAGGAATATACTGTAGATCCATTTGATAATACAAGACCAGCTCCATCTGATACTTATTCAGCAACATCTAGAATTTTAAATATTGATGCTATTTCACTAGCGAATAAGGAAGAATACTTCGGATATATTACTAAGGGTGCAAAAGTAATTGGTCAATCTAGTGGAGCAGTTGCAACAGTAAGTAGTATTGATTTATTCAGTGATAACTGGGGAGATTTACTTGGTGCGTTTTTCTTCAGAAATCCAAATACAACACCAAAACCACCCACCGTTTTTGCGACAGGAACAAAAACATTTAGAGTTACAGCAGCAGCAGAGGGCACTATACCACTACCAGGCAGCACTGACCATGCTAGTGATGCATCAGGTACATTTACAGGAACAGGCACTATACAGACCACTGTAACTAGCAATGTATCTGTTAGAAATCCACCCCCTCCTTCTGGAACTCGTCCAAGTGAAATAGTTCAAAAAACTAATTTAAGATACAGAGAGGAAAAGCAAAAATATCTTGCACCTCATAGAGATCCACTAGCACAATCCTTTACTGTAGATGAAACTGGTGCATTTTTAACTTCTTTTGATGTTTATTTTAAATCTAAGGATGATAAGGCAAAATTATTTGTAGAGTTAAGAGAAGTTGAGTTAGGAACTCCAACAAGATTCTTGGTACAAGATTATGCACAAATAGCTGTTAATCCTAAAAATATTAATTTGTCTGATGATGCATCAGTACCAACAACTCTTAGTTTCCCATCACCAATTTACTTAGAACCAGAGAAAGAATATGCATTAGTATTCTTATCTCCTGCTTCAGATAAGTATGAGATGTGGGTTGCTACAATGGGTCAAAAAACAGTTACTACATCAAACTTACCTGATGTTCAGAATGTTGTAGTCTCTAAGCAATACATTGGTGGAAGTTTGTTTAAATCTCAAAATGGTACAATTTGGACTGCAAGTCAGTATCAAGATCTTACATTCAAATTACGTAAAGCATCATTCGTAGATTCTGGAACTGCAACCTTCTACAATACACCTGTAGAAGCAGGTAACTTAAACACTCAGGTATTACCATTAAATCCAATACATACTCTCCCTAGAAAGTTAAAGGTAGGAATTGATGGAACTGGTGCTAATCGAACTGTTTCTAATTTACCACTTGGTAGAAAAATTAGTTCTGGTACTCCTGCTGATCCTGAAAATAATAGTATAACAGGAATCATAGAGGGTCAAGGTTCAAATATAACTGGAACTGAAATTGTTAATAGTGGAAGTGGATATTCACTTACACCATCTCAAAATAATATTCCATTAATTTCCTTAACAGGAAATGGAACAAATGCAACCGCAAACTTTACCTTGACTTCAGATGAAAAAATTGCATCTATCACAATACAAGCTGGTAGTTCTGGTTTTAAAGTGGGCGATGTACTTACTATTGATAATACAAACGTTAATGTTAAGAGAGGTTCTGGATTTAAAGTAGTTGTAACTACTAT